TGGCTCACTTTTAGACCATAATTGACACTTGTTACCATTGAGGATGCACTGGCGGGCGGCTGTGATCGCTTTGATATCGATCAGCTAAGACGTGAGAACAGCGCCGCTGATTTCCGCAATCTGTTCTTGTGTGAGTTTGTTGATGATAAAGCCTCGGTATTTCCGTTCGAGGAGCTGCAAGCCTGCATGGTCGATTCATTGGTGGAATGGGAAGATTTTGCGCCATTCGCCGAGCAGCCATTCAACTATCACCCGGTGTGGATGGGTTACGACCCCTCACACACTGGCGACAGTGCTGGCTGTGTGGTGATGGCTCCGCCGTGGGTGCCAGGTGGCAAGTTTCGCATTCTGGAGCGCCACCAGTGGAAAGGTATGGACTTTGCCGATCAAGCGGAATCCATCAAGAAACTGACCGAAAAATATAACGTGGAATATATCGGAATTGATGCCACCGGCATCGGGCAAGGGGTGTATCAGCTGGTGCGCAACTTCTTCCCCGCCGCGCGAGAAATTCGCTATAGCGCCGAAGTCAAAACCAACATGGTGCTGAAAGCGAAAGACCTGATCACCACCGGGCGGCTGGAGTACGACATCAGCTATACCGACATTACGCTGTCGTTTATGGCTATCCGCAAGACCATGACCGCCAGCGGTCGCAGCGCCACCTACGAGGCCAGCCGCAGCGAGGAAGTCAGTCACGCCGATCTCGCTTGGGCAGCGATGCACGCCATGATTAACGAGCCACTCACCGCCGGAAACGGCAACGTCACCCCGTCGATTCTGGAATTTAACTGATGAGCAAACGCAAAGGCCGACGCGCCAAGGCAATAGCAAAAAAAACCGATCAGGCGATGCACGCTTTTACCTTCGGTGAACCCTCAGCGGTACTGGATCGCCGTGATATTCTCGACTACGCCGAGTGCATCAGTAACGGCAAATGGTTAGAGCCACCGGTGAGCTTTGCCGGACTGGCAAAAAGCCTACGCGCTGCCGTGCATCACAGCTCGCCGATATATGTTAAGCGCAATATTCTTGCCAGCACCTTTATCCCGCATCCGTTATTGAGTCAGCAGGTATTTAGCCGCTATGTGCTGGATTATTTAGTCTTTGGCAATGCTTTCTTAGAAAAGCGATTTAATCAGTTAGGGGAAGTATTACGGCTGGAGTGCTCACCGGCGAAATATACCCGGCGGGGCATCGAGGAAGATGTTTATTGGTTCGTGCAGTCGTTCAAAGAGCCGCACCGTTTTGCACCGCGTTCGGTATTCCATTTGATTGAACCGGATATTAATCAAGAGCTGTACGGCCTACCGGAATATATGAGTTCGCTGAACTCAGCCTGGCTTAATGAAGCTGCCACGCTATTTCGCCGCAAGTATTATCAGAACGGCGCGCACGCCGGTTACATTATGTATGTGACTGATGCGGCACAAAGTAACACCGATGTGGAAGCACTGCGCGAAGCGATGCGCAGCTCGAAAGGATTGGGGAATTTTAAAAATCTGTTTTTCTACGCCCCGAATGGCAAGCCGGACGGGATCAAGATAGTGCCGCTGAGTGAAGTGGCGACAAAAGATGATTTCTTCAACATCAAGAATGCCACCCGCGACGACCTGCTCAGTGCGCACCGCGTGCCACCCCAGATGATGGGCGTGCTCCCACATAATACCGGCGGTTTCGGCGATGTGGTCAAAGCCGCACAGGTGTTTGTGCGTAACGAACTGACGCCGTTACAGGAGCGAATCAAAGAGGTGAACAACTGGCTAGGCCAAGAGGTGGTACGCTTTAAACCTTACGAACTACCGAAGAACAAGTAACCCATCGCGACAAATAATCGCCGCCAGATAAAGTCCCCAACATAGGGGGTTCACTTCAGCTTGGCGGCTTTTTTGCGGCTGCGATGCGCGCCACTGGGATGGCAACAAACCACTGGCAACCGCAGGCTACTGAGGCAAAAGATGCATCAACACTTATCAGCACGCCTGCATCAGCACCACGACCTGCTCAGGCGCTCTGCACCTACCTAAAACACCCCGCGCGCGCAATGCTATCCCCGCCACGCCTGCCCGCTTTATGAGGCGGTTTTTATGCAGGTGCATGATACTGCCGAAACCACGATGGCTTTAACGTTAGATGAGATCAATCTCGAATATTAATACATTCGTTTTCATGCTACCTGTAAACAAATAGTAAACTTTAAACTTGCAGCTAACGATATTCCAACGTACGTTGGAATGAAGAGTCAGAATATTTTATCAACCGTAATCTATCCATTCGCACGCCAATAATTCATTCAAAATACACGTAAAACTAACGAGTTAAAAAATGGAAAAATTTCTAACAAAAATCAACTACTCTCTTGGCATCGAAGAGACCAGACATGATATTAATGTCAATAGTAGGATACTAATAGTGACAGGTGGGAATGGTTGCGGAAAAACCTCCTTACTTAACCAGATAAACAGTAAAATTAAAACGTTATGTGTCGAAAAAAAACACAGTCAGATCTCTGATATACAGCGAGATATTAAGTATTGGGAAGAACAATTAAACAGTTTTCCACGTGGTAATGCGCAACATCAAAATGCCAAGAACCAACTCAAATACCAAAGAGAATCTCTCAATTCCTTAGAAAAGGGTGTTACTTTAGAGTTTAAAGATATAAATGAAATTAGCGCGTTACTTGATGAAAAAAAGCTATTTTTAACTACTTCCAAGCTGATAGGAAAGCCACAATACTAGAATCAATAGGGGCAACGAAAGTATCGTTACAAGAAAAACTCGACAAAAATTATGCTTATAACAATATGAATCTCGGTAATGAATTTGAAAATCATTTAGTTAATTTAAAAACAAGACAGTCATTTGCAAAAACATTCGATAACAATGAATCACTCTACGAATCGATGGAGACGTGGTTTATTAATTTAGAGAAAAGCATTTCCTTTTTAATGGAAGATGAATCATTCAAATTAATATTTGACCCAGATAAATTTAAATTCCATTTGCAGCAAGACAGTAAGCCTCCATATACATTTCAAACTTTATCCTCAGGCTATTCATCTATATTTAATATTTTATCTGAACTTATAATGATGACTGAGGCTAATCATATATCTCCATCAGACTTACAAGGAATAGTATTAATTGATGAAATTGATGCACATCTACACGTATCGTTACAAAGAAAAATACTACCATTCCTAACCAGGACATATCCAAGAATTCAATTTATTGTTACAACCCATTCCCCTTTTGTAATTGGTTCATTAGACAATGCAATAATATATGATTTAAGCAGCCAACAAGAATTTTCTGATTTATCAAATTACTCTTATGAAACCATTATCGAAGGTTTACTCGGCGTTCCTGTGGTCTCTATTTCATTAGAAAAAGATACTAAAAGGCTATCAGCTTTATTAGTAGAGGAAAATGTTGATAACGCTGCAATAACTGAGCTTGTAGAAAAACTTAGTCCACACCAAGAAAATTTAGATGATGAATCAGCTGTTTTTCTTTTAAAGGCCAGAAGGGTATTGCGCGAAGATAAGGAGACTAAATAAATGTTTCCGGTTAATAAATCTCAAGAAGCTCCAGCCTCTCTCGCAGCAAGAAGATCCTACAGTGAAAAAGATGTAATCGAAGCATTGTCTCGTGACTTTCATAATAAATGTTACATATGTGAAGTTAAAGATCCCCTGGTTTTGAATGTCGAGCACTTCCGGCCACATGGGGATAATTTAGACAAAATGTATGATTGGAGAAATTTGTTTTTTGCTTGTGGTCGTTGCAATAACATTAAGAGAGCGAAATTTGATGACATGCTCGATTGTACGAATCAAGGCATAAACATCTTAATGTCAGTCAAACACGTATTCCCAACTTTAGCATATTCCAATCATGTGGATATAATTCCTATGAATGATAGTGAGGAAACAAAACAAACTGCCGAATTGATTTATAGTGTGTTTAATGACGACCACACAGGAAATAAAGATTTAACACGTATATTCTTACTAAAAAGGCTCATGAAAATATATAGGAAACTTCTTGAATTAACTTTAGATTATGATGACGAAGATACTTTAGAGGAAGAAAAGGAGCATATAGCAAAAAAAATAAAAAACATGCTTAAAGTTGAATATGAATTCTCCGCCTTTATTCGCTGGTCCATAATAGATGCAACGAAACTTCATCATTTAAAAGAGGGCATTTTTTAAGTATCATCAGTATTTATAGTAAATTTGCAGACTATTACTGAATAAGTATTAGTCTGTAAATCTATATATTTAAAAAAACCTCTATATTAAAAAATTCAGTTAAACTATCCCCTCCAATTTTTAATTCGATAAAAAACTGTTGCACCCTAAAATATCATATTTATCCCACGTACTAACATCTAAGGTTCCTATCGCAGCGATGTTATTCCCTATAGCATCAAATCACTACATACTTTCGAAATTCGACTACGCTCCTGTCTAGTCAATAGTTCCGATAAAGCCCGATCACACACTTTACTCAAGTTGTGAGCTTTGCTGTTGCCTTTTAATGCTAGATACCTAAACCTTTTACCTCTACACCTACCATTCTTAAGCGTTAAACCGGCAAATTGAAACAGACGGTAGCAAACCATATGTACTTTGCGATGAAACGTAACTCATGTCTTGCCCTACAGGATAGGGATACAATTGAGTTCAGTTATTTAGTACAAATAAAATAAATTAGAAATTAAAAAACTCTTTAGAATAAAATAGACTAAAAGTTAGCTTAATAAATGAGCTCATGAGCTAACCCATAACCTAATTCTCCTAAATACAGAGAAATTCTTAGTTTCTCCCATGACATAACTTATACTTTATTTCTGAACCACATGGACACTGTTCATTGCGTTTAACTTTCTTTGAGCGGGGGGTAACTTCAACAAATTTTAT